ATAGCAGATGTTAGTGTGTGGTCTGCGCCAGCAGTAGCAGGACAGGTGTTTATATATGTGTTAATGGAGAATGGAAACTTACCTTCACAGGAAGTTATAGATCAAGTATATGCTACATGTAATGCTGATGACATTAGACCACTAACAGATTGGGTACATGTAGAACCACCTAATGTTAGTCAGTATACTCCTGTGGTTAACTATTGGATAAGAAAGAGTGAAGAGCATTTCGGAACAGAGATTAGAGCTAGAGTAGAGAAGGCATTCGAAGAATACCTAGTATGGCAACGGAGTAAGATAGGTAGAGATATTAATCCTAGCGAATGTGATAAGAGGATAGTTGCAGCAGGTGCTAAGAGAACAGACATACCGGGAAATCCTACCTATGTATTTGTTAGGTTAGATGCACAGACTGTAGCTATGGATGATTCGGCACAGCTAATATATGCTGGGCTAGAAGATGATTAGATAGGTCTAATAACGTTATTAATTAATCGCCATAGGTTATGATTCATACAAGAGACTTGGTAGCAGATAGTATTAGAAATGATCCACAGGTATTAGCCGCATGTGAAGCGATTGATAAGGAACTACTAGCAATTTATGATTGCATACCTAGCATAGAGTTTTGGCCGAATGTAGAGGACCAATGGCCGCCATTGTTAGATGTACTAGCATGGGAGATGCATGTTGATATATGGCAAGGTTGGGAAGGGGATCTAGATCGAGATTTAAAGATACAACTAATTAACGAATCGATAGTCTGGCATCAGAAGAAGGGTACTAAATGGATGGTCGAACATATGGTGCAGACTATCTATGCGGAAGGTTTTGTTACAGAGTGGTATCAGTATGGAGGTAATCCCTATTTCTTTAAGATTTCTATTAGGAGTCAACTAACTCCTCCTATGTTTGTTAGGTTAGTATCATCCGTAATGGCAGTCAAGAATGTTAGGAGTTGGATAGAGACTGTCGAGTTACTACAAGATCCTATTATGTTACAGTTATATATAGGAATAGCTGTTACTGTTTGGGTTAATACTAAGATAACTTGGATAAAAAATGATAGACCAGTATGAGTCAATTTTCATATAGTGTATTAACAGATATAGGATGGGATACCCTATCTGCTGCATTAGCAGGAGGAAAGTTAAGTTTCCTAACTATGGAAGCAGGAGATGGTCCTGCTGCTACAGATGCACAGATGGAAGCTATGACTGCTTTACAGCAGTATATAATGGACATTCCCATTACTAGCTATTCTGATGATGGCAAAGGACAGCTAACATTAGTAGGAACACTCTCGAGTAAGTTTGTAGCTACAGGATTCTGGTTTCGAGAGTTAGGTGTTAAAGCTAACATAGATGATGGAACAGAAGTATTATACTGTGTATGTAACTGCGGCGCATTAGCAGACTGGATTCCGCCTAGTAGTGATCCTACAGTAGTTACTCAGACGCTAGAGATAATTGTTAAGATTGATAGGGCTGCTAATGTTGTAGTCAATGTTGTTAGTGGAATTGAAACGGTAGCACAAAATATAGGTCCAGCTACCATAGGTGCGGGATGGTATCGAGATAAGATAGCTGATACATTATACTTCAAACGATTTGTTAATACTCCTAGTATTATAGTAGCAGAGACTACTGATACAGTTAAAGCAGAAGTTAATCCAGATGCTCTAATGGGGATAGTACCTATTGGAGGAATGATAGGTTTCGGTGGAGATGTAGCACCGTTAGGTTGGTTATTATGTGATGGGGCTTTCTATGATCCTGCTGTCTATCCAGAATTATATTCAGAGTTAGGTTATAAGTATGGACAGTCAGGTAATTTGTTTGCTGTACCAGATGCTAGAGGTAGGGTAGCAATAGGAGCAGGACAAGGACAAGGATTAACAAATCGATTGTTAGGTCAGAAAGGTGGAGCAGAAGTACACTATCTAACAATAGCAGAGATGCCTAGTCATGCTCATTCGCAACCTGCACATACTCACTATATACATGATCCTACACATGCACATAGTATAGCAGACTGGACACATAGTCATGGGTTCGCAGATCCCGGTCATGCTCATGGTGTATATGATCCCGGTCATGGGCACCACTTCTGGGGGCAATGGGATAGGTGGAATACTAACGATGGTAGCTTTGGAGGTAGATGGAATAGTGGTAGTATAGCAATGGGTCTACCTAGTGGTCCTCCATCTAACTTTCCTGTATGGGAACTATGGGGACCACTATGGGATTGGGGGAATCCCGGTTATGGTTCGCCTGTCTATAGAATGGGAGCTAACATAGGTATATATGGAGCAGGTACAGGATGTTGGATATGGGGAGCTTATTCTAACATAGGATGCTATGGAGCATATACAGGAGTGTATAATGCATGGGCAGGAAACGAGGATACTTATGGTACAGGAGGTAGTCAACCGCATAACAATATGCCTCCATATGTAGTTATGCATAAGATAATTAGAGCAGTATGAATAAACCTATATCAAGAATACCAATTCAGAAAAATGGTAGTAAGACAACCTTAGTTAAGATAACTAACTTTCAGGTTGTGCAGTTTCATGATCCACAGCAGGAGAATCGACCAGTCATAATAATGTATGCACTGGGAGAGGATGGAATTATATATGAGTTTAATGGTGCTAAGTGGAGTGCCTATCCTATAAAGGAGGATTGTAAGTATGTCTAATGGAACAGCACCAGATCCTCCATTTGTTCCAGTTCCTCCATTGGAAGGAATACCGGAAGATACATTAGGAGTACCAACTATAACAACAGTCTTCGAAGCTGGATCTATACAGTTAGCAGAGTACCTAGCAGATCATCAACCGGGAACAATATATGTAGGACCAGATGGGATTATATGGGTAGTTGTTCAGCAGGAAAAATATACTAACATTCCACCAGATCAGGATACTATGGAAGGAGAGGTTAGAGTCAAGCTAACATTAGCAAGACGATTGCCTACAACTCCATGACAGATCAGCAACCACAACCACAGCAGCAATCGAATAACGTAGCAGCATTAAGTAAGATGCTAGCTAATTTGAATTGGCCTACCGTAGCATTAATAGTATTAACAGGAGGTGCTAATGTCCTAACAACTAGTCATCAAACTGGTTTGAATAGAGATGAGATAGATAGAGCACTTAAGCAAGTTAGAGACTTGCATGATGCTATAGAAGATACTGACAAACGACAAAGAGATGCATTAGCAATATTACAAGAACTTAGAAGCAGAAAGTGAAACTTGTTAGTTTTATTCTTTTCCTATTATTAACTTTGCCTTGTTATAGTCAGACAGATAATGGCAAAGGTAATGGAGGAATGAATAATGGAGGAGGTAATGGTAATAGCCAAGGTGGAGCAGGAGGAGGTAATAATGGTAGGCGAGGTAATCCTAAACCGGAACCACCGGAATCTATGCCTATGCCTACTCCAGCTATACCGGGAAGACCTATAGTATTAGCACCGGGAGAAGATCCGAAAGCATTAGTATCGATAGCTGCTCCGACTGTTAGTCAGGTAGCAGCATTACCTACAGTAGTTACACAATCTAATGTTAGTATAGCTAGACAGATTCTTCAGAGTCATTTTACTAGTGAGACAATAGCTCTTCAGGATCAGCTTACTAATCCTACTAATTATGCAGGAAGAGAGATAGGTATATGGGCAGCATCGCATGGAGACTTTGTTAATGAAGGAACACCGACAACTAGGGTAACTACAGCAGGAGTTATAGTTGCTACAGATAGAAGATTTGGATGTATAGTGTTAGGATTAGCTGGAGGATATAGTCATTCATGGAGCAACGATATAGACATGAATACAGGATGGGGAGGAGGTTATGTCCTATGGTCTAACAAAAGATTCTATGTTAATGAAACTGTAATAGGAGGTGGAAGCAGCTTCGAGACTACTCGAGAAGGATTGTTAGGTGTAGCGAAAGCTAACTCTGCTAGTTGGTTCTTTAGTGAGAATACACAGATAGGATATAACTTTAAGTTTAATAAGCTAACAATTGGTCCTTATGCTTTGCTGCAATATGCCTTGTCTGGTAACGGAACCTTTTCTGAGCATGGTTCAGATGCGCCAGTTACCATTCATTCTAATAGTGATAGTTCTCTGGTATCAGATGTAGGATTAAATACTTCCTATGAATTCAAAAGATTAATATTTAATACTAACATAGCATGGGAGCATGAATATACTGATACAACTAGCTTCACTACAGTTAACATTGTTGGTATCCCGAGTAGTGCTACTACAATAGCGGGATCAAGTTTAGGACATGATAGTATAATAGTTAGTGCAGGAATAGCCTATAAGTTAAGCGACAGAGTTTCGATAGGTGTAGGATATAACGGACAGTTTCTTAGGAAGAACTATGAATCAAATAGTGTAACAGCAACGATAAAGATAGGATTCTAATTATGAAGATATGTATAGATCCCGGTCATGGTGGAAATGATACAGGTGCTCCCGGTCCATCTGGTTTGAACGAATCGGAGGTAGTACTAGATTTAAGTTTGTTAGTAGAAGAAATACTGAAGCATGCTGGAATGAGTGTTAGGCTAACTAGGACTACTGATTGTTATCCTGAACTATCTGAAAGATGTGATATAGCTAATGAATGGGAAGCAGATTATTTTGTTAGTATCCATTGCAACTGTAATGGTCCTAGTACTACTGGTATCGAGACATTGTATAGTTCGGAGAATGGAAAGAAGTTAGCTACTCCTATACAAGCAGAGATGCTAGCAGCTACAGGCGACACAGATCGAGGATTGAAACATAGGACAGATCTATATGTCTTGAATGGAACATCGATGCCAGCAGCACTAGCAGAAGTTGGATTTATTAGCAATCCTAACATTGAAGCTAAGATGCGTCAGGATGATTGGAAGCATTCGATGGCTAGTGCTATTGCTAATGGTATTTGTAAACATGTAGGAATGCCTACAGAAGAATTACCTCCTCCTAGTCAAACTCCGCCACTAGCAGAGAAGACAGTTACCTGTCCTAAGTGCGGAGAACAATTCAAAGTGACAGTTAGTTAGTTTATGCAAATCAATACTATATTTCCAGTTGGTTCACAGGAACTAAAGGACTTTGTTTCCGAGCATCAGATAGGAAAGAAAGTTAGTGCTCCTGATGGTAGGACATGGGTAGTTAAGAAGATTAAGAATAATGCTAGCATTCCACCTGATCCTATCATAGGTCCAGTAGTGTTAGTACAAGTATCGTTAGTCGATGAAGCTTCGTTGCAACCTCCTGAGCAGGAGTTAGTTGCGACTTGACTTATAGCTAATAGTGTGGTATATTATATAAGTATTAGTTAATAAGGGAAGGTGTAACTAGCATAGTTTGCGCATTGTTAGATGGTACACAGCAAAGGCTCATCACCTAGCTGCTAGGTTCAATTCCTAGCCTTCCCGACTAATATTGTGGCGAAGTTTGCCACAGATTTATTAGAAAGGAAGGAAAAGGATGTTATTACAACAGTACTCTACACCAGTACTATCAAAAGAGTTAGAAGATAAGATAGGAGATGCAATACAACATTTCCTCAATAGAGGAATGTGGAAGGAATGGGGGTTAGATAAGATACGAGAGCAAGGTGCAGCTATACTATTGCATGGTGCTCCCGGTTTGGGTAAGACTATAACTGCTTACTACATTGCTAAGAAGCTACACCTAAAGATAGCTGAAGTTAGCATGGCAGATTATGGGTCGCATGTTCCCGGTGAATTAGCTAGGAACATTAAGAAGATATTCAATGGCGAGTTAATACTAGCTCGCCAAGAGAAGAGACAACCTCCGCTTATCCTGTTGGATGAAGCGGATGCAATGTTAATTAGTCGGAAGAATCTAGGTCATGATATGATCTGGATGTTAGAGCCGATTAACGAATTGCTAGCACAGATCTCGAAGTATCCCGGTCTGGTAGTGCTAGCAACTAACATGGTATCAATGCTAGATAATGCATTGGAACGGAGACTAATTGCTAAGATCCGTTTTGATAGGCCGACAGAAGAACTTCGAAGGAAGATTTGGAAAACCAAATGGCCGGACAAGTTCCCTTGCCAACCTAACAATGGAGACTTAGACCAGTTAGCTAAGTATGATCTAACAGGAGCACAGATAGAGAATGTGTTTCTGCTATGGTCTGGAAAGATAATGAGAGAAAAGAGAGTAGCTATGGTTAGTGATCTGATAGGATTCATAGATGAAGAGTGGGCAGGTTACTATATGGAAGAAGAGGATGCAGAAGATAGACTAATAATACATAAGCACTAATAACGTTATTAATTAATCGCCATGTATATTAACTGGGGATTGATACTAGTACTCCTTGGATGTTTAGTATTTTGGATACTAACTATCTGGGGAGTTGTTTCGTTATATCATTACATATGGAAATAGAACTAACAGATGAGCAGTATGAGGCTGCTAATAGATTAGCTAACGGAGAGAATGCTATCTGTTGGTGGAAGGTAGGTGAGGGCAAGACTCGAATTGCCCTTGCTTGGGCTTATATAATAACTGTGGTAGGTAATCCTAAACCGTTAGTTATATGTTCGCCGGGAGCATTCCGCCAATGGTTAGATGAGTTAGCATTGATAGGATGGGACGAGATGATGACTCCTAAGTTTCAAAGCTATGGAGCATTGTCTTCGAGAGAGTTACAATGGTTAGATAGCGATGCTTATAATTGTGTCATAGTGGATGAGCTATGGCTATATAAGAATCCTAGTAGCAACCGTTCGAAGAA